CTCTTCCTTGGCATTCTTTCTTGGCATCTCATATATCTCAAGAGCACCTACAATCTTATTATCTTTAGTTGGAAAATCCCTGATAGGAATATCTGTCGTAGGTTTGAATTCTACCTTACCTTCAGAATTCTGAACTAATTCACCTACATAAGTATCATCATAGAAACTTGGATCATTGTCTATCTGATTTAATCTTTCATTAAGATCTGTTACAGGAAAGACATTACCCTGACTTCTGATAATAGCCTCTTGAGGCACAACAGGATACTGTGATATACGTTTTACTATGGTATTGATATCAGATGAACCATACTTGACCTTATACCTGTCCATACATATATTAAGAAGGGCCTTGGTTACATTTGAGTTACCATTCTCATCCATACAACTGTCATCATAATTAAGATAAGCTGGATAAAACATACAACACTCTTTTCTTCCCTGACCTTCCTTATCAAACACATTAGGCAGGCCATTAAGATTATATCCCTCAGGAGAATAAAACATCTCGGCAAATGCTGTAAAATCTGATTCATCACTACCGCTGGTTCCATAAGCTACTATCTGACCAAACACAGAGGAACCCTGTTCTACAGAAGGTCTGATCATATTATACATCTCTGTCAGGTTTTTGAAGATACCTGCCTCCTCAATCAGATATAATACACCACGGGAACCATTCAGTTTATCCTGATTAACTCCTGAGATAATACCAGATACAGAATTCTTAGAACCATAAATAACATCTGAACCAGACTTTTTATATCCCATTTCCCAAGAAAGTTCCTGAAGACTGCTCTTACTTCTCCTGGAATCAAACTGAGTATTCTTAGCTATAAAATCTATATAGTCTACAAATACATCAAGAATCTGATTGGTACCTGCCAGTTTAGTTCTGTCAGCAGCAGTAACCATACACTGCACTTCCTTCTTATTTTCAAAAGATTCACCTATCTCAAATCTCCTTGCCAACATACCTGCCGCTGTACTAGTCTTTCCCTTACCACGACTAGCCAAGTAAGCAGAGTGATGCCCTTTCAATCTGCTCTGAAGAATATAATGGGTAACAAAGAATTGCCCATCCCAAAATCTTGGATGTCTGGTAGTTCTCATTTCCAACCCATCTTTTCTTTTTGCAATTAAGTGCATAGGACAATAATTAAGCATCCAGTAATAATCACCTGTCACCCACATTCCTGTAGAAGGATCAACCAATCCTTCCCATCCTCTTCTTTTTTCTTCAAGGAACCATTTGCCAAAATCACTCTGAGGATTTACATTAGGTCTTAAATGAGTATAATGACCTGTCTCTTCCCATACTTTAGCTGTCTGTCTGAAGAACTCCGTGTTCTCTAAGATGGGTGGTTGGGTAACATCAATTATAGCCCTGCCATATTCATCTCTTGGAATTTGTGATACCAAAGGTCTGTTAGGTGATACCATCCACCTGATAAAGGGCACATTATTGAGAAAATTAAAAAAATCTTCCTGAACTTCCTTTGGATATTGGTCTATCCTCAATTCCTCCAAGGAGGTTTGACACTTGTTAAAAATATAATTATCCATGAAAACTTCTACTTTATCCTGCAAAAATATGGATAAGGCAGATGGTTAACAAAGGTCTAAAAAATGTACTTAAACACTTCAAACATTCTCATAGCAAGATAACCTATGGTATAGGCAGGAGGTTCCCCTGAATCATCTATATCATAAGCATACAACATAGCTTGTTTTAGATGTTCTGCTTCATGTATCAGGGAGTTAACATAGTCATACCATGATCTATGAGGATTAAATAGTACAACACTTCTGTGAAGATACAGATTACTGATAGTGACACCTTTGGCTTTGCCTGAAGACATCATCTTATATGCTTCCTCAATTGTCTTTGAAGAAACATTTATGCTATACAAATCTTCCACTATCTTATGAAAAAAGTTATAGTCTACATTGTGATAAACTATAACTTTCCAATAGTGTTTAACGCTGAAATGTTGCCTAATCATCTTATATAATATCTTCCCACTCTATAGGATTGTTCATGAAATAACAATCTGCTATAAAACGGTTAAATACAAAACCTTCCTCAGCATCTGGATCATCAAGTACATCCCTGACATACATAGCAAGGTGTGCTTCATCTGGAACAGATTTACCTAAGAAGTCAGCCTTACACATATTGGCTACATAGACTGCATCATACAGCTTATTCCTTTCAACTTTCACACCATAAGACCTCAACATGGTATCTACCTGCTCCTTGGTATAAGGCTTGATATATTCTTTGTTGCCACTTTGCTTTGTATACATTCTACTCACTGCTTCCTCACAGAGTTTCTTACTGAAATGACAGCCGTAGTTATTCACATATATCTTCATTCCCTCAGGAGTCTCATCATAACTTCCCATCTTCTTCTCGTACATAGCTGAAAACAATTAAAAAGAAAAGGGACTCCAATGGCTCTGACTCCATGTAAGTCCCTTCCCAAAGTTAAACTTATCTCATCCCTCGTCTGTAGCTGCCTCTGCTTTCCATGTGTCTGTCATCCTCATCATAATCCTTACGATAACTTCCACCACGGAACTCCATTTCATCCTCTACTACATCCTGAAGACATTCCTCCAATTCAGTGGCAAACCTTTTCATCTTCTTCACCTTCATCATAATGTCTTCGTGATCCTCCTTATTTCTAAATCTGATTATCATCATATCTTTATTCTTGTTTAGCTGTTCCCTTTTTAAGCAAAGACAGTGTTTCTGCAAGTTGGGCTTGAAGGCTACCCACCTGCTCCCTAAGTTCACGCACCTCAGTGTTACTGGTGAAACTAGGTCTCATGTCTGAAAGGACATCTTTATACTGAGGTATCATGTTCTTGTGCCAAGCAATGTTATCTTCATTTACAGCCTCCTCACTTGTCTTAAGCAGTGAGCTAATGTGATTGTATAAGGATGCTTCACTATCTCCCAGGATAACTGTATTCTTACCAAAGTCTGCTATGGTATCGTTACTGTGGATACCCTTGAATTCCCTCTGCCTGCCTTCTATATTAGCTACAATATCAATGTTGACAACTGGGAACTGCCCAAAAGATGTGGGGTATTGTGGATATGTGTTGGTAACTGAAGGTGTGATTCTCTCAATTGTGCCTGTAAACCATTTAAGTTTGTCCCCACTTTTATCTACTCCTTGCAGTATACTGCCTTTACCTAAATTGGAAAACATAGTTTATAAATTTTGGTTGATTTTTTAAATTACATTTAATACTTGCAGAGTGTCAGCCCATCTGTCAAAATATACCAGATAAATACCTACACCGGGTAAATCAGCTACAGTGACATTAGCACCACCTGCAGTTGTTACATTACTGGTGGTTCCTGCCATTGAAAACTGGACAGGTAAGGTAGTTGTAGTACCTTCTGGAATGGGCTCAGAAATATACACTAAGATCAATCCCCTAAACGGTCTACCATCAAAATCAGGTGCAAACTTGTAAGTTACAGCTGTATCTGAAACTACTACAGCCTGAGTCTTGATTGTTGGTATTCCGTTTACATTGATATATTGGTATGGAAATCTTGCCATTGTCTTACAATTTTAAATTAACCCCAATAACTCTGTCCACCAAAACCATAACCCCAGGGATTAAAACCCGCATTAGGAGTAACATTGTAAGCCTGCAAATTGGGCCACACAACAGGAACAGTATTAGGTTGACGTGCTTCAAGAGCTGCAAACTTTGCATTCAGAGCATTGAACTGCTGATTCAACATCTCCGTCTGTTTATCATTACTAATTTCTCCACGAAGCTGAGTAATTACATCGCCCTGCAGATTAATTTTATTCTGAAGTTCCCTCTTTTCAAGGTCACAGAATTTATCATTAATCATAATACTCTGCTGAGCAATAGCATCAGTAATAGTACGAGTATTATTAGCAGCCTGTGTAGAGAGCTGGTTCGTCTGTTGACAAATATCCAACCTATCATCTGCATGATTCTGTGCAACCTGCAACTGCTGTGAAGCGAAGTTAGAAGCTGCTTGAGACATTAATGCAGACTGATTTGAGGCTGCTTGTGACTGAAGAGCGTTGGTTTGGTTAACTACAGCCAACTGTGCCTGGCAGCAGCACTGACACAGTTGCTGACTCAAAGCAGCATTACCTGCCTGAATAGCATTCTGAACCTGCAGACCACTCATACCTACCTGAGCACCTACCTGATTAATTGCATTCTGCAAAGAGAAGATGCCATTCTTTACTGTCTCAACACCTGTATTAGTGATTTGAGCAAGCTGTCCAA